GAGCCGATCAGCGCACGGTCAGCAGCAATTCATCATTGCCCGCCGAGCTGGGGATGTACTGCGCCCCCATCGTCAGCATCGCCACGCCAGACTCATCCTTGTACTGCGGATTGGTCAGCTGCACCCGCCCGCTGGCGAACTCCACGATCTTGCCTGGCACCGTGCCATGAATCAGGCTCAGCGCGCCAAGGGTGGCGTTCTTGGCAATGTTCCACCAGTCCTTCGTGGCTACAGAGGTGGCCTCAAAGGTGATGTTCCCGGACGGCTTGCGGTCGGTCAGCTTGATGCCTTCGCCGCCGATCAGGGCGCGGTACACCAGCGTGTTCGCGATATCCAGCGAAAACTCGCTCATCGGCGGCGTCACACCATGCAGCACGAAGGTCGGCGTGTTCACCGTATTGGCCGGACTTGGCGTCTGGAAGGCGCTGAAGTCAGGCACCAGCGCAGCAGCCGAATCGACAACCGCGCTGTACAGGCCCTGGAAGCGGTACTTCATCACCGGGATGCCCTTCGCGTTCAGCTGGAAGCTGACCGTGCCGCGCGCGCCCACAATCTTGTGCAGCAGGCGTGTCGTCGTTTCGCTGCCCAGGCTATACACGAGAGTCACCGACTCAAAGCCTGTCGAAACCGGCGCATACGCTACGCTGGTAGCCGCCGTGATCGTCTCGCTGAAAGCACACGCGCGGAGCAGCGCCCCCCAGCCCGGCGGCGTGCCGGCCGTGCCCGAGCCTTGCAGCTCCACTTCCATTTCGACCTGAACCGAAATGGCCGTTGGCAACTGTTCAGAAGCCCCGTAATACGGGCGGATCAGATCGCGGCTGGCAAACTCTGCCTGCTGTGGCGTGATTTGCAGGGTACGCGCCAAAATCGCATTGGCCCCCAGGGGCACCGCGTCGGTCGCGTAAGTCGTTTCCTTTTTCGCCAGGATCACGGCGTTGCGGACTAGAAAGCTCATGTTCGCTTACTCCTCGGTCTTGACGACGGGGGCAACAAACCCCGCCGTCGGCTCATCAACGCGCGTGCGCAGGCCCGTTGCCGGATCGTAGGTGTAGCTGCCACCTTCGCCGTGATGGGGGCAGACCGCATTCGGCACATAAGCCGCAGGCGGACTGCTCGGGACAACATCTTTCTTCATGGTTTTACTCCTACAAATAACGGCGGGTGGAAAGGGTCAAGCTGGCACTGTGGCAAAGGATTCCGGCAAACATCACTGGCCCGCAATCCATCTGCAGACCGGCTGTTCCATCGTCCATCACGGTGCTTGCCACTGCACCGCCCAGCGTTTCATCAGCGCGGAAGGCCTCGATCACGGCCTCGCACAGCGCATCGAAAACGAGTTCAGATTCGGTGTCATCAGCCAGGGCCATGAAGCCCTTGACCAGCCAGCTCTCGGTGATCACATAGCGGCCCAGCGATGGAGACGACTGCCTGCGGCCCGTGCGCCGCACATACCAACCACGCAGCTGATTAGCGCCATCGATCTGGGTTACGTAGAGCGCCTGCAGCGCGTCGTATTCCTTGGCGTAGCGCTCGTAGTTATGCACCATGCCGATATCCGGCACAGCGGCCAGATTCGCTGCGATGGCGGCCCGTACGGCGCTCACGAGGCAGCCCCGATCAGTGAAGCAATGCGGCGCACGGTTGCTGCGAACTTCTCGGCGACCTGTGACTTGTTATCGCGCCAGGCGAAGTGAAACATCCCTGCTGCCGGGGTACCGTGACGCGCAATCCCGCGCGCAACGCGCCAGGCGGCGCTGACGGCTTCCTTGCCGCTCAGACCAAACTTCTGCCTGACCCAATCAATCAGGGGCTCCACAGGCGGCATGTGCGGGCGCGTGCCAAGCTCCACAGCCACCGCATAATTCAGCGCGGATCCGACAACGCCTTGCACGCCGATACCATCTGCCAGGGCAGTCACGTTGCCGATGATCGAACCACGCAAGGTTCCATGTGTTTTCGGGGTATAGCGCACCACCTCGCTCTGCAGGTGAGCCGTCGCCTCGGTCATGAAGCCGCGCATCTCACGCTGCACCATTTCTGGCGCCAGCCTGAAAGCCTCTTCCAGCCGGCGCAAATCGCTGCACTCCACCCCCAGGCCCAGTGCATTCATCGGAATTTCCCCAGCCAGCCGCGATTGCGCGAATCCTGCAGATCAAACTCAACCACCGCCCCGGCTGGCTTCGCCACCGGCTTGTCACTGCTGCCACCGGTTACACCTTGAACGCCCAGCAGCGCGGCATAGCGGCTGCGGAATCCATTCGCCCGTGTGCGCCACTCGCGCGCCGGATTGCTCGTATCAGCGGAGTCAGCCTGAATCGTCGGGGCAGAGTTGTTCGCGAACGTACCGGCGATCTGGTCACACAAGATCGCTGCGGCCCAGCTGCAGAAGGCCTCGCGGTGCCGAGCAGGGATCGTGCAGTGCGTAGCATCCAGCAGATGCGGCAGACCAAAATGCACCCGTACCGTTTCACCTGCGTTCAGCGAATCAGCCAGACGGATCACTTCGCCGTCAGGCGTCGGTACCAGGCCGAATTCATTGCTCGGCAGATACGCAGGCGGGAATTGACCTGGTGGATACTCAACCCCCAGCAGTGCGCTTTCACCTTCAATCCAGCCAAGGGGCAAGGGAAGATCCAGCCCGCCCGTCGCGAATACATCTTCCGGCACCGCGCGCGGCTTGTCTTCGCCATAGCGCAAAACCGCCAGCGACAGAGCCTCGGATAGCTGCTCAGGCGTGATCTTGTTGACGGGGGCACGAACTAGATTTGTGGTGAGGGTCTGGATAGCGGCATAAGTCATTGGATCAGCACCCCACAGCGAGTTCGAGAAACGTCCACTTACCGGCCGACAGCCCCCGGTCATCGTTGTAGACGTCGGTCATGGACTGGTGTTTATGGCCCAGCAGTGTCTTGGTATCGATTCCTTGCGCGCGATACAGGCGCTCGGACAGCGAGCGGCACTCATGCAGCGATGGCGGTGTGCCAGTCGCCCAGGCAAGGCCGGCACCCTCACGGGCCTGTTCAAAGCGCGCAGACAGAGACGCATCGCAAAGCGCCTTGCCGCCAGATCGGCGCACAAGCGTTTCACCTGGCGCGGCATAGCTTCGGCAATCGCTAATCACATCACCGATGGTCTTGCCGATGGCGTCCAGGCGCAGCGCAAGCGGCAGCGCCAGCCTGGTCCCTGTTTTGAACTGCTCGATGTGCAGATAGTCGTCCCACACATCAGCCGCGCGCATCTTCACCACGTCACTGCGGCGCTGGCCGGTCACCAGGGCAAGATCCAGCAGGCGTGCAACCCACGGTGGCTGATGTTCAACAGCCCAGGCGCGAATTGCCTGCCAGTTTTCGAACGTCAGCCTGCGCCGCTGGATCTTCACAGCTGGCGGCTTGATTGGCGTGGCCGGGTTGTGATCGATGATGCCAGCGAGAATTGCCTCGCCGAAAAAGTCTCGGCACTCGAATAGCGCACGCTTGGCGCATTGCGGGCTCTTCTGCGCCAGATCCCGAATCATCTTGCCGACGTGGATCGGCTTGACGCTGCCAATGGGCATGTGGCCGATGCCGGCGACAACGTGTTTTGTGGATGCGTGGCGGTTGTGCAATGTACTTTCCGCCAGCGGGCGCAGATCGATTGCCTGCAGGTACTGCACCGACCACTCTTCGCACGTCATGTAACGCGGGACAACACGCCCCAGCGTTGAGGCGAGAAATTGCGCAAGAAGGGAAGAGGCTTTCCGGGTCATGCACGCATCTTCCGCGTGCGCGCGAGGCGAGGCGATTGAAGCGCTTGATTGCTTTGCGCAATGAAAAACGCCCTCACGGGGAGGGCGTTTAACGGGTCAGATCGGCGTGATGAGGGGATTAGAAAGTCAGGCTATCGAAAGCCGCCTTGGCCGTTTCGAACACAACAGGCGGAGCCTTCGCAACGCCGCCATCCAGTACAGCCAATGTGCAGCCAGCATTGGTTTCGCCAAACAGATACGTCTTGTCGCCAACTGCCAGCGAGGCAACTTTATGCTCGCCGCAGCAACCCGCTACTGTCCATTCAAGTTGTTCAAATTTCACAATGCGCTCACTTTCTTTAGATAGGGTTGCGACAGCGTGACGTTGCCGGGGAAATAGCCGTAAATGGCAATCTGTGTAGTGATCAATCCGGCATCGTTGGCATTGACTCCGGGGAGGGATAGCGTCTCGCCGCCAAACACTGCAGTGACTGCACTGCCCGCTGCAATCAAGCCGGGTGCCGCATACTCGTCGTAGTATTCGATATCCCGGATCACCACAACGCCCTGCTCCACGTTGGCACAATTACGGTAGGCGTAGCCGTACGTCGCGCTGGCGAGAAGCCCTGCATTGATTGCCGCAGCGACCTCGTTTGCAGTGGTTGCTGATGGTGTTGCACCCGACACAGTAATTGCAGCAGTTGCAGTCTTGCCATCAAATTGCAACGTCATCTGGTTATTCACACTCAGATCGAACGGGCCAGCCTTGCCAAAAATAGCAGGCATTGCCCGCGTGGTCGGCTCAGCCACAATCCGCAGAGTCAAGTTATGCACGCCTGCGCCAGTTACGCGGCTCGACTTGCAGCCACCGTTAAGGTTGCGGGTGAAATCAAACGCCCCCCAGCCCGGACGGGCATAGGCATTCACATAGCCGCCACCCAGCGCCGCTACGTTGTCCATTTCCACGCAGATACCGAACTCATAGATCCCGTACTCCAATGGTGCGGCGCACTCCAGCATCAGCCCTTCTACAGATCCGGTGCCTGTCCATTTGATTTTCCCCGCGCCGTCACCCCTGCCGTCATCGACCGGAGTAACTGCAGTGAATGCAGTCGCGATTGAGGCGAAGTGCCAGCCCGGCACGATCAGGCCAAGCGAGCCCGTCCCTGTGCCCGCATTCCAAACGCCAGCAGTAATTGCGCCAGAGTTCTGAAAGCGCGGATTGAAAAGCAAGTTCCCGGGCATCAATGCCTTGCTAAACAGTCGCTGAGCTTCTGACACAGACGGAGACAGCAACTTTCCGTCGTCGATCTGAGTTTTTGCGTGCAGGAGGAACTGGTTTAGATTCGCCTCGGTCTGGTCGTAATACGGCGTCACGTCCGTGTTCTCAATGGTGTATCCGCTAGTTCCATCAACAAGCACAGAATGGCAGAGCATATTTACGTACCACGGCCCCGAATCAACAAGCGCTTTCGTGACTGCCTGCATGCTCTCGGGCGTCGGGTAGTTCGCGTAAAGGCTGGCGAAGTGGGGATACCAATCACCCTTTGCCAAGAGTGCCGATGGCATTGCACGCGGCGCAATCGGGCTGAGCGTCGAAACATCAACGCGAGCCCCTTTATACTCCGTCATGGCGCCGAGGCTCAGTGACGAGCATTCAGCGCCAGACTGCGCAAACTGCGATACGCGCAAGCCTTCTGCAGTAAGCAACTGATGGCTGCGTGCAAGCTGACGATGCACGCAATACATCTGCCCGAGCCCTGCCGTGATAATGGCTCGCTGGTGACCTGCTTCCCATTTGGTAGCGCCGGCTCCGCTCGGTAGATTTGCGGAAAGCTCGTCCCCTTGCAGGTAGTTCTCTCGCGCAACCGACTCGACGCCGTTATTCGTGAGCAGGCAACGCAGCCCCCCAATAGCCAAGGCATTGATGGCCGCAGCGACCCCCGCAAGCGTGGTCGTCACCGTCAGATCAACCGTGATCTTTACCACGCCGCCGATGCTGAGCTTTAGCGCAGAAGGTGAGGATGTGCGGCGAAGCGTGCAGCGGGTGGTTTTGTAGTCGCCGCCAGTGCCTGGTTGCCAATCAACAACAATCCCGCCAGAAGCTGCAAAGTATTCGTTCGCTGTTGCGGCCTTAACATTGCGCGCGGCGTTGATGCGCAGAAGCGACCGTGACGGCTCTGTACCTGTGAGTTCCGGGGCCATGGTTGCAACCCAGTTCGTCGCGGCATTGATGCTCGCAACCAATTCAGCCAGCGTCGGACAGCTCAGAAATGTGATTACCTTGTTCTCAGCACCGCCTGCGCCAACCAGCGTGACGGTGTTGTACTCAGGATAGACGGTGGCCGATCCGGCCGCCCCTGTGTAGCGAATGCGGATGCCTGTGTTGAGACGTTCCCAGCTCGTAGGGTGCCGATGGCCGTGCGAAACAATCTCAGCGCCGTTGGACTGCATGTCCCGCAACTGCGCATAAGTCATGCGCTTCGGCGCACCAACGGGGTCAAGACTAATCCCGCTCGCGGCCTGCTCTGCGCTGGTCGTTGTGTTGATGGCGATATAAGGCTGCACGCCACGATCCAGATACATTGCCCCCATGCCATTTTTGCCGGTAGTGCCGTACCACTGACTATATGGGTGATCTCCACCCATACAGAAGATCGGCGTTGTGGCAGGATCTTGCAAAATCTCTTTTCCGTCAGGCCCGTGAATTATAATCACCCCGGAGACTGACTGCTGAGCTGTAACCGGCGTACCGGAACGCCATCCACGAATCCGCTCGATCAAGCTCATTCCTGCAGCCCTCCCGCGCTGATCTTCAGGCTGGCACCGACGCCGCTGGCCTGAAGCTTCACGATAGCGAAGCGCGCCACATTCAGGGTCAGCAGGGTATTGGCAGACGCGGCCAGCGTGCCAGGGGCAACAGGCGATGGCGCCACAACCACATAGCCGTCAGCCGAGGCGAACGAGGCCGGGGTGATATCGCGGGCCGGGGCATTCGGCGTGATTTGCGCGAAGACCTTGAAGCCTGTCACAGCACTGCTGCCCATGTTCTCGACATCGATGTTCAGCACATCACAGCTTGATACGTCGAACTCCCCCACCTGGGCGAGTCCGGCAGCAAGAGTGGCATTGACTTGCGAAAATTCACGGATGTCCATTTATCCCTCCGGGGGAGTTGTGAGTGTGGCTGTTTGCGCAGCGCGCTCCAGGGAGTGCGCTCTGCAAACCCCTCCCGCGAGGGAGGGGCACGAATGGCAGGCTTTCGCCCACCGGTTAAGGATCAGGGAACGACAGCCTTGGTGAAGCCACGGTAGTCCGTGACGTTGCCGCCGTAGATGTGGCGCACCTTGTAGGTGACCTGGTCGTTCGTGAAGAGGCTGCCGGCGTTCGGCAGATCCTGCACAAACAGTTCGGGCTCCTGTGCGCCATCCAGGAAGCCGATTTCGATACCGGGGATGTCCTTCGGATCGGCGGCGGTGACAAAGTCATTCGCATCCGTCCAGTACCACACCGGCAGAATCGTCGGCACCAGGCTCTGCACGAAGTTCTTGTCGTTGTTCGTGCTGCGCTGGAACAGGTTGAACGCAGCCTCCTGCAGATCACTCGGTACGAGAATGAACTTCGGACCAACGCCCAGGCGGTCGGCAGAGTCACGCTCGGCCTGCTTCATCATCGCCAGGCGGTGCGCGGCGAATTGCGCAGCGTCCAGGGCGCCAGTGAAGAGGTTGCCGTGCGTGGCATGGAACAGCGCCACGGTGTCGTAGATCACCGGGTTGTTGCGCAGGAAGTCGAAGACGAACTTAGCCAGGGTGCGCTTGGCAGACCGCGCCATCTTTTCCGGGATGCGACGGATCACACCGACATCGTCGTTCTTGATCATTTCCAGCGTGATCGTTTCCGTGCCGCCACGCTTTTGCACGGCGTAGCTGGCCTTTTCGTCGGTCGGGCTGGTCAGGGCATCGTAGCTGCCCTTCTGCGCCACAATCGGCAGATCGCCATAGCCGCCGAAGCGCGTGCGCTCGTTGCTGCGGAAATCGCTGATCGGCACGATATTCACGATCTGCTTCCACAAATCGTATTCCGACACGCTCTGATATTCGGCCAACATCGAGCGGCGCAGGGCGGCGCCCAGCACGTTACCCAACGAGGCTGTATCCAGCGCTTCACGGAAGCCAGCTTCGCCCAGGGCTTCCACCATGCGCGAGCGATTGCAGTTCTCCAGGCGGCCCGTCACACGGGTATCGCCAGTGATCTGGACGTAGCATTCCTTGAAGCTGCTCGGGCCGCCGGGCTTGGCGCTGAAGAAATCGTCCAGCATCTCGCCGACCTTCGGGCCTTCAACGACGACTTCACCGAAGGAACCGACCGGCTTGCCGGATTCAGTGAACTTCGCCAGATAGGCGCGCTCGCTGCCGATGCGGGCTTCCACTTCAGCAGCAGTGAAGGGCTTGGCGGCTTCGCGGAATTCCGCCACCAGCTTGTCCTTCGCGGCCTGCGGCAGCGTGCTGGCCGAGATCAGCTCGCGGGCCGTCAT